GCCATTTTTAATTGACGACCACGGAAAGGAACAATAATTGTACCCATTGTCGACGCTGGTAACTGAGCTGCCTCACATAGGAATGAGGATAGTTCTACGTCACCGTTTGCATAACCTGGGAAGTTGATAGTTGCCTTAAATAAATTAGGGCGGGCACCACCACCGCGAAGCTTTGCTTTAAAATCATCTACGCCTAAAACTGCCATCTTTTATCTCCTTATACCTGTAGTCCAGCGACTTCTTCGAAGTCAACACCAGATCTAACAGCAACAAAGTTTAGAGTGATGTAGTTGATTGAGCGTGCTGGCTTGATGAAGATGTTAGCAACGAACTCGTTTCTATCAATGATAGCTGGAGTGTTGTTTGTCTCATCACATACCACACGGAAGTCTGTAATACCACGACGTCCTTTGATCTCTCTTAGGAACGGTTCTACGATATTCACAAACTCTGCTCTTGTAAACTCATCGTTTAATTCGAACAATGTGTTGCGTGCTGCCAGAGCGATTGCTCTTTCTACGACATTAAATAGACGACGTACATTTACACGATCGAATGCACTTGGTCTATTCATATGTGTTTTATCACCGTAAAGCAAAATACCTTGTCCTGGTAGATTTGCGATTGGGTTAATACCTGCTTTGTACAACGTATCTCTTTGAGATTTAGTTTGTGTATAAGCAAGTGATGTAACACCCAAATATGAACCACGACGTGAACCTGCTGGAGAGAACCATGGAGCTGCATTTGCGTCTGAAGCTGCCATAATACCCGCTGTTGCACCAGCTGCCGGGATGTTAACATATTTGTCGTTATATTTATCGTAGACTTTTAGATGGTTATTATCAACAAATAGGTATGAGCTATATGTGTAACCTTCTGCTTCAGAAACAGTAGCGGAGACAGGATCTGCTTTACCTACAACGTTACCTGAATAAGGTGAAGTAACAACCACACAGTCTTTACGTGTCTGTTGAGCTGTTGCAACTAGATCGTTTACAACACTCTGTTGATTTGTTTCGTTATTCATATTAGGTGCGATCAAGAAATCTACTTGGATAGTGTCTTTATCCTCGAACACATCATGTGCATCGTTAACGTTTCCTGTAGTTCTTGTGCCTTTGGCACCATTTGATAGACCGAAGTTCCCAGATGTTTGAGCATTATTAATACGAATATAGTTAGATCCTCTATTCACAACGTCTTTTTGATAGTTGGATGATCCATCTGCATTTGTAGCTCCAGCTGTTGTGCTAACGAATGGATATCTTTCTAGTACAGTACCTGCTGTACCAGTAATACCACCATCAGAATCTAGAACCAAAACATGTGTTTCTTGACCGGTTGGTGCTGCATCGAATTGTGCTTTATATGATGCATCCCATGAGGACCATTCGGTAGAATCAGCAATTTTAATTGCAAGATTATCGCCTAGAGGCCCAGGATGTTTAGCCAGGATATTTGCGGTCCAAGTACCATTATCCCAATCCTCGTCGTTCTTTACCAATTCACCGGCACCGCTATCTACGGCATTTAATGCGCCGCTGTCTGCAGTACGTACTACTTGTAAAGCTGATGAGTATCTTAAAAAACTTGCTGCGGTTAGAAAGTCAACCGCGTAACTGTCGTTGGGCGAACCAAAGGTTGAGGCCAGTGTAGCTTCATTGTCTACCAAAACTGCCTGTTCCATTGGACCCCAACGGAAACTTCCAGCAAATGCGCCAGTTGTAGATTGAACGTTGGGGACACCACCGCTTAGATCTACTTCTTTGACGACAATGGCTGGAGATTCGGAAGGTGCGCCTATTGCCATGTTTATTTTCCTTTTCCAGAGATCGAATTATATGTTTTCATTATACGGATATTCAATTAATACTATTTATAATTTCTAAAAATTAGAAGTTGGTACCCCATTCTTCGACCCATTTTCTGGTCTGCCAATCATCTTTTTCTTCTATCTGTTCAATATAATCCGATGCATCATCTATAAACCCAAATGGTACCACGTCCTCTTCAATAGCTTTCATCTTCTGCTCGAATAACATATTCTTAATATCAACATCCGTTAGTTGTTGGAAATAATTACCAGTAGCAAAGTAACCAAACATAACCAAGTTCATCATAAGGTCATCGTGATTACCATCACTGGCTTCATAGGATTGACCCTTTGAGACGAACGTGGATATTTCTAGAATAGTGTTTTGGTCTACTATCTCTAACTTACCCTCTTCAAGTAAGTCCTTAATACCAGAACAGCCTAACCTCTTGACCTTTCTATTCATCTCTACGCCCAGCCTATCAGACTTTACAGTAGATTCCATGAAAAGGTTTTCATACTCTAGCTCATGATATAAACCATTTGTTACCAAACTTCCCTGATCATTTGATTCTACTACCACCCAAGCCTGATTATAGAGCCTCGCAAATTTATAAATAACATTGGGGAAGAGTAATGGAGAAATAAGATTGTCGCGATATACGGCGACCTGTTTAAAAGGCTTTGAGCTAATATCGATCACGTTAAACGTAGAATAGTCCTGTCCTCTTCCTTTCGATACATCCACAGTCATCACATACTGATGGCTTGGATCCGGGTCCTCATAGACCCAAACCCTGTTTCCCTCCAATAATCTTTTTGGGGGCTTAGCTCTGAAATTCATAAGAGTTTCAGCGTTGATTAATGTATTACCAGTTCCAAAGAAAGTGTTACCAAATTCCTGGTCAAACTGTAGCTGTGACGTATTGGCAATGGTCTGTTCTTTCCAACTTTCATCTCTACCAGGTACATCCCACCAGTCGACCCGAAATGGTATAAATTCATTAATCCCTTGAACTGCACCTTCCCATATTTTATGAAACTGATTACCAATACCGTTTGCAGTAGAGGTAACAATAACCTTTGTATCCTTACCTGATGAAATAACCGGATAGGTAGAGGTATAGAACTCTGCAGCATTCTCTACAAATGCAAATTCGTCCAGATATAGTAGATTGACCGACATACCACGAATAGAACTACCTGATGTTGCTGCAGAGACAATGCGTGAGTTATTACTAAATTCTATGGATCGTTTGTTTAGTGCTTTACATCCAGGCTGTAAGAAAAACGGTAAGTTTTCCAACATTAATGTTACTCTTCCGAGCATCTCCTGTGCCGTAGCACCTTTGTTCGCCAAAATGGCAATAACTTTTTCTGGATGGAATATCGCATACCACAAAAGATAAGCCACGCTAGAAATAGACTTACCAGATTGGCGACAAGCAAGTACAATGTTAAATCTATTAGAATTGAATTTATCAAACATCTGCTCCTGATATGGATAGAGTTCAAAGGGTACCAAGCCCAGGTCTAGGTGTATGATTTTACAGTAGTGCTTGGCAAAATAACCAGGATCATTTAAACATTTGCTATATTCTATAACTTCATCTTTGGTAAAGTTATGAACAACACCATCACGCTTAATATTAATATTACCTAGATATGTGTCATTCATCTTTCTTGTAATCGCTAATGTCAACTACCTTATCCTCATTATCTAGAAGCATACGCTGTAAATCACTCGTGGAACCAATAAACACATTATTGGTAGTTTGATTAGCTAGCTCTGCCGGCTTATCTTCTTTATTATAATCTTTGTGTTTTTTATGCAGATCTATTAGGTTACCATTAATATCAGCAACATGTTTCATCATGTTAGAAAACACTTCGAACGCTCGCGGGTGCTCGGTCGCTCGCGCGACCTCCATCATTTCCTCGAGCGCATCAGTGCCTTTTGCTAGCAAGTCATGATAATTTCGTCTAGCATATTCAAAATCATTATCAGCGTTATCTACCATTGTCTTCCTCTATGGATCATCAAAGTCGAATAGATAGTCGTAATCAGACGAATCGTTGAAGCCATAATCACTGTCCGCGGAAACGTCAAATGGATCCGGTCTTGTTCTAAACGAGGCTACCTGAAGATCCGAATCTGCCAGACCCCTCTGAATTTCATATATATCCGCGATAGAAGTACGAATGACTTTGGAATCTATAATCGGACCATAGAAATTAATTCTCATATCAAAGGTCAAAGTATAGATGATAGTCCGTCTAGCTTCTAATGCATTTTCATAGTCATCAGAAAAATCTACTCCCACCAGAGCAAGAGGTACGTCCTCTTTTATATCAGGATAACTATCGAAAGGCTTCATTGTCACTACATATTGAGGATTAAAATAAGGAAGTATTTGTTCTACAATCTGAAGCGCATCGTCCTGATTTTTAGCATAGATTGATAACTGAAAGCCTATATTATAAGGAACAAAACTATAGAACTTGTTCCTATTACCATAACCCGATCCGGTCTGTGTGAAGTTATTAGTTTTTTGCAGCTGCCTTGCTGGATCATATCCGATGGTAGTTATCTCGAAAGACATACGAGGTAGTTTCAACGCCACTTTAGAATCTTCAATTAGATCTGGTTGGGATCTAATACGATCAAGAAACTTACGCTGAGGCGCGTATGATAGTGGAACCTTAACCTGCGATATGACCTGACCAGAAGAGTTAGAACGGATAACATAAAGGTTATTAAAAAGTGTACCAAATACAGCAACACTTTTCCTTAGCTTCTGATGATAAAAATGTGTTCCAAGCATGTTTAACCTTTATATATTGATTGTAGGTGAGTTTCAAACTCTTCGACCTTAGCCAATCTATTTGGCCATAATATATATTCCTTTTCTGGATTCTTTTTTAAATTATTCAACAGAGGAACAATAGCGTTGTAAAGTTTATCCAGCTTATCCTGAGTAGTACTTGCTTTACTTTCAACTTCTTTAGCCGTAGCTCCAAGAGCCTGAACAGCTTCAAGCTCAGACTCATCTACCGCTGTAAATCCGAAATCAAATAAGTCGCTCATTTCATTAATCTCTTAATAGTTGCTAGTGCTTTCTTACCATCAGGGTGTCTTGGGTTTATACTTACCTCATTACCATTCACAAAATCCGATATATTGGCAGATTTACCTAGAGAAGTTATCGCTTTATGTAAGGGATCTCTTGGGTCATATCTCGTCTCGAACCCCGGTTTACCTCTAAGCTCTACCCATTTACTATCACCTTTATTCCACATTTTAAGCACATCTTGTGATCTACCACGGATAAGCTTTAGCTTAATACCCTCTGATATATATGTTTTAAACCCAATCATTAGCTAGGATCTCCGAAGGGGTTAGATTCGCTGAAATCCAAGAAGCCGTCTGCAGCGGTTTCGAAATCATTATTCTGTTCATTTTGGGATATTTTATTATCTTCGCTCACAGATGACAATAGAACATTGTTAGTTTTCTCGCCGTCAGAAGATAATTGATATATTACTTTATTTGCTGCAAATTCGT